CTAACCCACTGATTTTAATAGGCCTCTTGTGTCACTTTGGTGACTATGGGACATCATTGGGACATAATCTGCCAGCTTCTGATTCAGCATTGCGATCTGTTCTGCATTGCTGTCAGTCATCCATGCTCCGTATACATTGAACACCATCTGGGCACTTGCATGGCCCATCTGGCTGGCAATGAAGCTTGGATTTGCTCCGGCAGATAATGACCAGCACGCATAAGTGTGTCGTGACTGGTATGCCTTTCGATGCCTGATGCCTGCACGTTTAATGGCTGTTTCCCATGAGTCGCCAATGGAATCTACCTTGTAGATAAAACCTACCTGTTTGCTTTTTCTAACCACCTGGGGGTTAAATACGAAAGTACATTCATGATTCACTGAACGTCCATATTCACGTAGTTGAACCTTGATGTGGTGCTGCTTACCCAGTCTTGTCATTTCAGCCTGATTTTTCAGGACACTGATAGCGGGCTGGATAAGATGCACAACCCTGTTTGTACTTGCTTCAGTTTTAGGTAGAGTGAACTCACCGAGTTTCGTATAATTGCGCCTGATAGTAATTGTTCCTGCTTTCAGATCGATATCTTCCCAGGCCAGGGAGACCAGTTCACCATGACGCATTCCTGTGTACACAGCCAATGACCACAGGTTTTTTGTCTGCTGATGCCGGCAAGCATCTATCAGGCGAATAAATTCGTCACGAGTTAGCGGATCTGGCTCTGCCCTGGCTCTTTTAAGAGGCTTAATTCCCTCGAAGGGATTTGCTTCTAAGTAACCGTGATCTGCAGCAAACTGAAACATTCCAGCGATTGTCGTCATATAATAATTTACAGTAACGACGCTCCGTCCTCTTGCTGGTGCTTTGTCTTTCGTTGAATTCTGATATCCGGTCAGCAAATCTTTCCTGATATACAGCAATTCCTCTTTGGTCACCGTTGACACCAGTCTGCTACCTCCAATTTTCGGAACCATCGTTCTTGCAACGGATTCATAGCGATTGAATGCATTTGCAGAGATTTCCATGCGTTTCAGATCCAGCCACTTTTCTTCAAGCTCTTTCACCGTAATTTCTTTTTTATTTACCCCAAAAGCCCTGAGGTTAGGAGAGTCAGGGAACTGCGCAGCGTAATCAAAGTTTCCTGTACGAATGGCAAAACATACAGATGTCCGCAGCTCTCCGGCGATCTTCCTGTTCTTGGCAGTGTCAGGGACACCAAGGTTTTCCCTGACACGTTTACCTTTAAAATTAAACCAGATGCGTAATGTGCCACCGTGGTTTTCGACGCCTGTTGGATATTTGACTTTATCCATCGATACCTCCAGACGCCCAAGAGCGATACGAGCTTACATATTTCATGGTATTAAATCACCTGGGTTGTTTGTTTTTCATTGAAGCGACCCAGGCATCGATTGCTTTTCTGTTATACATACATTCGCTGGAAGGTTTTGGATTACCGTCAGGCGATACGTGAATATACTCTCTTCCTACCATCCAGCATTCTTTCCGGGCCCGGAGAATTGTGCCTGGTTTGAGCCCGGTAATTGCGATAAGAACGCTTTCACAAACCCATTCATTGGGAGCCAGTTGAATCACATTGCCCATGCATTACCTCACACAACACTCAGCCCACGGCAGTGGCACCACACTTCAAACATTCGTTTCACAATTTCACGGCAGTAGAAACCGTCAACATCTCGCGTCAGGTCATAGCGATTGCCGTAACGCTGGCGTACCCATAGCTCAAACGCTTTGTTCATTCTTTATTTCCTTTTCATAGCCCGTAATTTTTTCAGATGAGTTTCCTGTTCTGTTTCTGCCAGAATTTGTCGGTATTCCTGGTGATCGAGTCGTTCAAACAGTTCATTAAAATCGTTTATTTTTACCGACTGTGTTCGCCCATCCATTCTTTTGTACAACACTGTGTTATTTATGCAGCGAATAATTTTTACCGGGTAACCGGCACTGTCGGTATACAGTTGTCCCTGATTAATCAAAGCGAACATTTTTTCTCCTGCCCTCTGAATAGTGAGAACTTCAGAGCCGTATGTTTATAGCGGGTTCAATACTGATAATTTCTGCTGAGATAAGCATCCCGGCAAGCCAGAGCTCTCCGGACAGGTCTTCATCCTGGCATGTCAGTTCGCCAATATTAATGGTAGCCATGATATCCGTTCTCCCTGTGCGCTCATTCTGGACTTCTTCATAAGGTAGCGTTGCGTACAGGCTTTCAATAGCGCAACTGATAACATCCAGTCCGGTCAGATTGCCGCCGACAGTGACTTCGAATGTTTCGCGGTATTCCCATAGTCCGAAAGTTAATCGAACGGTTTGTTTTGCCATGCGTCCGCATGACGTCAGATTTGGGTCATAGTTCATTATTTGCGGTTGAGTATTCTGGGTGTTCATCTGCATTTCCCTTAGCCCGGCGGCCTGCCGGGCATATAAGTTATTTAACCTGGATAAATGGTGTATTAGCACCGCTGGTCATGTATTGCGGCAGTGTGCCGTTCCATTTATTGATGGCTTCCAGCTCCATAACACCGGGGTTCTGGCGCAGAGCTTCACCGCGTAAACGAATGGCGTCGGCTTCAGCCTGGGCTTTTGTGCGAATCGCATCAGCCTGTCCGGCAGCTTCCGCGCGCAACATGTTGGCTTCCGCTTCGCGCTGTTTAACTTCCTGCTCGCGCTGCAGTGTTTTCTGGTTCGCCGTGACTTTGGCATTAATGCTGTCGATAACAGTAGGCGGGTACTCCGGCTTACCCACATATGAGAGGCTCATTACCTGAATACCGATAGGTGTCATCTCTGCCTGAATGTCTTTAAGAGCTTCATCCAGCAGCTCAGACTTGCCGCCGTCGATAAATTTGTCAGTGGTCATTTTGCTGGCCAGTCGGTTGAGTGCGTCGGCGATCTTCTGGCGCAGGTCGGTGTCTGTAATGTCATCCACGCCTTTGCGGTAGGTCTGAAACACCGTGGTAACTTTGGATGGATCAACTTTGTAGGCTACGCCAATGTGATAGCCGATGGTTGTACCGTCACTCATCTGGAAACTGAACGGTTCATCGTAGGTCTTCATTTGTTTGAAGGTGGGGAAGATATAAACTTCAGTATTCCAGCCAGTCCAGTAGCGACCAACACCGACCACCTCACCGACGCCTTTGTCGTCGCCCAGTTTATTTACCTTGATGCCAACATTACCTGGTTCAACGCGATCGCAACCGACAAGGCCAATAGTCGGCAGAACAATGGCTAAAGCAAAAATGATTTTTTTCATCTTTTATCCTTAGTGAAAGAAAGACCCTTGTAAATGGCATAAATGCAGGGCGGGGTCAGAAACGCCAGTGCAAAGCCAGAAATAACTGCTATCGTATCCTTCATGGATATAAGGAACGGAACAAGTAATCCGTAAATGCATGCGATAATTGCCAGTAAAATTACTATTGTGAAATACAGTCTCATTGGTCTGTGGTATCCCGATATTTTTAACCGACTGACAGCGCAATAAAGAGAATAATGATTTCAGTTAGTGTCAGTACTGTGGCAAGGATTAAAATCAGTTTTACTCTGTTTAATTCACGGTTGCTTTTCATATAAACGGTTAGTAAAAAACGGAAGAGTTATTTTCTTCTTAATATTTAATGTGTCACTGGCGCTTCTGGCATACCATGAGTATTCAGGTCGTTAATCATTTTATCCAGAAGGAGTTCAAGCCCTTCGCGCCCCATAGCAGAGAGAATGAAACCATTATCAAGATCTGCAATGAGCATTTTTTGATATAGAAACAGAACTCGCCCCATGCCTTCAGTTTCGCCATATTTTTCAATAAATCCCCATTCGACATGGTTTTGCAGGGCAATGCGAAGTGGTCCTGGGTATATACTTATGCAACCATGTTTCCCCTTGTAAATAACTGCGCGATCTGTCGTCCCGTTATCGTTAGGGATATCAATAGTGCCGTTCTTGTCTTCCTCTTCACTGATAAACTTCATCACATACAGCCAGCGCCACTGAGCAACCTTCAGATCGACTGAAAATCTTCCCAGCAATCCGGCATCATCAGCTTCGGCAAGACATTGCATGATTCTTAAACCGTGCCAGTATGGATTATCGAATTCGCCATCATTAAGCCGCTGTACGGCCTGAATATAATCAATGGTTGTATTACCAATTTTTATGCCATGTGGCGTTACTTCTGGTCGGAACTCTGAATGATTCATAATATTTGCTCCTTTGCTGGTGGAATAATCGTGTAGCCAGCTCTTTTTGCCATCCACAGAAATGTATCCATGCAGCCAACGAATTCATTATCCAGCAGATGTTTTGAGTAAATTACTTCACCATTTTCAATGGTTAGCAACACTCTTACTTTTTTATGTGTTATATTCTGTTGTTTTTCTTTCATTTATTTATCTCCCATATGCTTTGCGCAAATACAGGTTGGCTATATGAAGATAAGAATCTCCATGTTGTGCAATGAGGCAGGCAGTTTTATACGATGCCTTATGTTTCAGGAAAGTCATAACATAATCTCCTGCGAATAAAGGTTGCAACAATCCCCGGCGATAAAACCGTAATAAACATTCAGGGAATATTTATTGTTATTGCGCTAATTCTTTTTCGGCAGCAGCTTTTGCATATTCACATGCAAAATTCAGAATTTCGCTGCCAAGTGCTTTTGTTTCGTGATTACTGGACATATGTAATACCTGTGTTGCATGCAATAAATGATAAACATTTACCGCAAATGAATCAGGCTCCGGACAAATGCCTTCATAATCATCTTGTTGTGAGGTTGTTTCTGTCATTGCTCCTGAAGTGCATGCGAGCCTGTTTTTGACAATTCTCTTTCCTCTAATCACTATATCGGCAACATCTATTGCCTTTACAACCTCCGGGAGAAGGTCCGGGTTTGTATAATCAAAGTCATCAACATGGAGAACAGTTATGTTTTCGAACTTTTTCATGGCTTCCTCAGCTGACTTATATGTTCTGCTATATAGCGAGTCTCAGAAGTGTTTTCATATTGAGACTGTTTCCGCAATGATTGATAAAAATGTTCGCATGTACCTTGAGGGGCGAAGCGGCGATTATGTCACCATTGGTATTGGTTCTTCCGTAGAAGAGCTTCGCGAGATAAGGAGCAAACTTGTTGAGATGCGTCATGGTGTTGCTGCTCCTCACTTTTTGGTTGCTCCGGAGGAGTAACCTCACCAGTTAACAGCCACATCGGATCGCAGCCAAGAATATTTGCCAGTGGGATAAGCATACTGATGGTTGGTTCATACTCTCCGCTCTCCCACTGGATGATGATTTCTTCATCAAGAGCGAGCAGCCTGGCGAGTTCGGCGGTTGTTAAGCCGCAGGCTTCGCGTTGGGTGCGAAGGTTAACCAGCCAGCTTTCAGGGAAGGATTGTTTTTGTTGTGCAGGAGAAGCAGCAGATAGAGCATATTCATGGATAAATTCCATTACCTCAATGCCCAGTTCCTTTGAGCGAGCACAATCCAGAAGATGGAATGTGCGTACAGCACTTAGCAAATTTGCAATATTTAATGCAAAGGAATCAAGTTCTAAGCCCTTAAGCGTAACACAGCCGCAGTTGATAAAATTAGTTGTTTCTGGAGTTGCTTTTAGTGTCTTCATATATCCACCAACAATTTTAAATTGAATCAAATCAAGTTATAATTGATGGTGCGATATTATGCTTTGGGAAATAGGCTGTCAAGAAAAAATTGATATCGTATATTTCAGGCAGAAAAAAAACGGGCAAAGCCCGTTAAAATCAAAGACTAACCAAATCTGTTTATGTTGAATGGTACTGATGAGATCACTTTAGACTGGATATAAAGCAGAGCTAACCCCTCTTTTTCGATGCTCCATGGTTGATAATTGGGGTTATCAGATAACACCATGATTTTGCTTCCAATTTTTTGAAGCCTTTTCACGTAGCATTCTCCATCAAAACAAAATGCATAAATACCATCGCCATCAAAATAAGTTACTGTCTTATCAAGAAAAAGAAGGTCGCCAGGTGAGATTGTGGGAGCCATACTGTCTCCTCTGGCGTTACCTATTTCTATATTTTTGAATGCCCGATTTCCAACAAGACGTCGGGCATATTCAGGATCAAGTTCTATTGAGCGCACTACATCTATCAAGTCACCACGGACATGAGTTCCATCACCGCAACTAAACTCAACATCAAGGACATTAAACACGACGCTATCTGTTCTTGTCTGGTGTTTCTCTTGCGAGGAAAAGGTTGGTGAGGTGTCTTCACCTAAGAACCAGGATTGTGGATAACCGCTAATCTCTGATAAATGCGCGAGCTTATCACTCCGTGGAAATGTTTTTCCTGTTGTCCAGTACTGCACTGATTGCGCACTCACACCTAACTTGCGGGCCAGTTGAGCCTGAGTCCATCCTTTTGCTTTCAGCATCGCGGCTATTCGATTTTCCGTGTTTTTGACGTTCTTCATGACCAAATCCTGTGGGTTTCTTTACAAGGATAAATCTTTACTTGATTTTAGTGTATTCGATCCTTTTGCAACTTGCATGTTAATTTAAACTTGATGTATTCTTGATTTATAAAGTTAATATTGGTGCTTTGTTATGAAAGGAAATGATTACGACAAACTTCGTGCATTAATTGCGCAAAATGCCATAGCGCGAAATCTTGGTGTGACGCCGCAAGCGGTGAATCAGTGGTTTTCAAAAAGCACAATTCCTGCTCGTTTCGTTTTACGAGTATGTGAAGTAGTTGCATGGAAGGTTACGCCTCATGGCTTAAGGCCAGATCTTTATCCTCACCCTGAAGATGGAATTCCTAACTTGTTACGCAAAAGCCTAAATCCAAGTTCACCACACAGAGCGGATGGAATACACGCAGGAGATAAACAATGAACACCGCAATTTTTAACGGCAAAGTATCCATGACCAGCGTTGAAATTGCAGAGCTGGTGGGTAAACGTCATGACAATGTGAAACGCACTATTGAAACATTAGCCAAAGGTGGCGTTGTCCGGTCTCCTCAAATTGAGGTTTCCGAAAGAATCAATAACTTAGGTTTTAAAGTTCAATATGAGCATTACCTGTTTGAAGGAGAACAAGGTAAGCGCGACAGCATCATTGTCGTCGCACAGCTCTGTCCTGAATTCACTGCTCGCCTGGTAGATCGCTGGCGCGAACTGGAAGAACAGATCCGTAAGCCAATGAGCGAAATCGAAATGGTTGCTGCGATGGCTCTTGAAGCTGTTCGTCAGCAGAAACGGATCACTCAGGTGGAAGAAAAAGTCAGCCACGTTGCCGAAACAGTTGAGCAAATCAAAAAGGGCACCATTCGTGAGGGCTATGCCGGATATCGCCAACTGAAAGCGAAAACCGGTTTGTCAGATGATAAATGCCGCAATCTGGTGAATGCCTATCAAATTCCTACCGATACCCACGAGTTCATGACGCCGGACGGATTGTTGTCGCGTCGTGCAATTGTTGCCGTGGAACCGTTTATGGCTGCTTTTTATCGGGTTATGGAGGAAGCAGAACCGCGAGGGACTCGCTGGTATCACTCGAAAATGGGGTTATTTCAGGTTATTGGTTGGCAGCGGTGAAAAAAAGCCGGGTAGTGACCCGGCTCGCTCAACGTTGATACAGGCAACTGCATAAAGCAGGCCCAAGAATCCAAGAACATCAATAAAAATACCAGTAAGCATATGAATGTTTCAAGCCTAAATATTGATTCTGCAATTTCGGGACGTTACACTGTCCCTGCACCTTATAAAGCGGGTGCCGGGATTGGCGTCCTGGAAATGTTATCGGCGATATATGACGCGCCAGCGTCTTTTTTGTCGTCTGCGTCTGCGCACACCCAAATTATGGTGGGCTGGACGGGGGCACCGAAAGGTGCGCCGGTTTCCGATAACGCCGGTTACGCCAACCCCGTTCAGTTCACCACCAGCGAAATTGGCGTTTCCGGTGGTGAAGGTAATTCACTGTTATCGGAGGCTGCCATCATGGCTACAGTCCCAACTTCCCCATACCTGAAAATCGAAGTCGTCAACGGCAAAGCTGTTATTTTCTCCCTGCATGTTGCCTGCCACTTCAAGCGCATGCACCAGAACATCGTCGACAAAATCGAGTATCTGAACTGCTCGCGCGATTTTTTTACCCGCAATTTCATACCGGGCACTTATCACATCTATGGTGACTCCCTGCGTGGTTATTACATCACCCTTGATGGCCTGATGATGCTTCAGCTTGGGTTAAGTCTGCGCACAATGCGGTACTACGAGAGCTGTATTGAAGCATTTCATGAGGCTGAAACCAGTCTCAGTCACACCGCTTTCCGCCGTAATCAATGGGAGGTGCGCCCATGATTCGTCGCATCGTTAATTCCCTGTGTCACCGATACAACCGTTGCCCCCGTGTGGGGCAGTGGTTCGCCACCAGCAACGGCTACGTTCTGCGTGTTTGCCTGGTCAGCACCGAAAGCCAGAAAGTTGTGTGTGAATTACTGGGGCGTAACTACACCATTAGCTATCCGTTGATGGCGTTTCAGTCCGGAAAAATGTTTAAACGCCTGGGAGGTGTGTTATGAGCATGGACCTGATGGTGAAAGCGATGAAAATTCGTGTGGGAAATCCGTTGCGAAAACTGGTTCTGATTAAGCTGGCTGATAATGCCAGCGATCAGGGCGAGTGTTGGCCCAGTTATCAGCATATTGCTGATCAGTGCGAGATTAGCAAACGTTCTGTGATGAATCATATTACGGCTCTTTGTGAATCTGGACTGGTAAAAAAAGTTTCCCGGAAAGGTGAAAAAGGGAACTCGAGCAATATTTATCTTCTTCGTCTTGATGGTGCAAAAGATTCACCAGGTGGTAGTGCAAATAATTCACTACCTAGTGCAGCAAATTCACCAGGTGGTGCAGGAGTTGCACCAGGGGGTAGTGCAGGAGATTCACCCAGAACCAGTCACTCTTTTGAACCAGTCAAAGAACCAGTCAATGAATCAACTATTGGCGCATCCGCTGACGCGTCTGCACCAGCGCGTTCTGCCCGACAGGAATATTCACCGGAATTTGAACAGGCCTGGCAGGAATATCCCAAACGTGCTGGTGGCAATTCCAAGTCAGCAGCCTTCAAAGCCTGGAAAGCCCGTATCAGGGAGGGAATAAAACCGGAGACCATGCTTGATGGCGTGAAGCGGTATGCCGCCTGGGTACGTGCTACAGGAAATACCGGCACACAGTTCGTGAAGCAGGCCGCGACGTTCTTTGGACCCGATCGCCATTTCGAGGAATCCTGGCAACAGCCAGCCGCTCCTGGAGGTAGGCGAACTACCGGCCTCCCGATCTCGGGATTCAGTGAGCAGGACTACGGTTCAACGAACTTCAACTGGTGATTTTTCGAGGTGATGAACAATGTTTGAACAGTTAAAAAAACACTACGCACAACACGACAAAGCGCAATTGCTCAACCGCAGGGCGGAACTGGAGGAGGAGATGCAGTTTGCCCGTGCCGGGAAGCGTCCGTGGCGCTGTGAACACTGGCTGACAAGCGAGGAAACTGCTGAGTGTGAGAAACACGGGAAATACACACGTCTGGTGTTGAAAGGGCCAGATGTTCGTGGGGAAACCATCAAACGGGTGTCTGGTTGCCCGATCTGCATTGCGAATGAACTGGATCAGGTACAGGAGGCGTTACGCATCCTGAAAGTTCATGAATTACTTGACAGAGCTGGTATTGCCCGCCGCTTCCAGGACTGCGAGTTTGAGAACTACCAGGCTGTGAATGCTGACGCACAGAGAAATCTTGAGGCTTGTCGGCGCTATGCCAGTTCATGGGAGAAGTGTCTTGCTGCGGGTACCAGCATGATCATGATTGGCAATTGCGGTACCGGGAAAAATCACCTGGCTGTATCAATGGCAAAAAATATTATTCGCCACCACCTGGCGACTGTCGAAATTACGGATGTCATGCGACTGACCCGCGCTGTGAAAAATACCTGGCGTCACAATTCTGAACGCACTGAAGATGAAGTTATTGACCATTTTGTATCGCTGGACCTGCTCATCATCGATGAGGTTGGTGTGCAGTTCGGTACGCCAACAGAGATAACCATCCTGCAGGAAATCATCAATGCACGTTACGAAAGCGTTTTACCGACAATTTTGATCAGCAATCTGACGTTTGACCAGCTTAAGGAGTCCATTGGTGAACGGATTGTGGATCGCGTTACTGATGGTGGGCGTAACTGCCTGGTGTTTGGTTGGGAAAGCTACCGTGTACATATCAGAGGTGTGGCTGCATGACAACACCAGTCTGGCGTAACGATGACCTTGAAGGCGCTGTCATTGGCGCGTTCTTTCTGCGTGGGGCAGATCCTGAAGTGTTGGATATTCTGGCCACACTGCCAGCGGACGTTTTTTCTGTACGAGCGTATCGGGATATCTACACAGGCATCTGCAGACAGGCCCGTGTTTCAGGTGTGATTGATCCTGTGCTGTTGTGTAATGAGATGCCGGAACTTGCTCCGGTGATTACTGATACCGGGCGTAAAACCTGGGTGAAGTCTTCACTGGAGCACTATGTTGCGGCGTTGCGTCGCAATGCCGCATTGCGCGATGCAGAAAAAACGCTGAATGAGGCGCTGCAGAAATTACGTGATGCGCATACCTGTGAAGCGGCTGAAGATGCCCTGAAGGATGCGCAGAACATGATGGCCTCATTGTCGACGGAAAAGGGCGTTATTCAGCCGGTACATATTGATGATGTGCTTCCGGAAGTGGTTGAGCGTGTTGAATGCCGGAATCAGGGACTGGAAAAATCCAGAACGTTGATGACCGGTATTGATGAACTGGACGCAAAAACAGGCGGCATGGAGCCCGGCGACCTGGTATTTATTGCGGCTCGTCCGTCAATGGGCAAAACCGAACTGGCGCTGGATATCATCGACAAGGTGACTGAGCAGGGGCATGGTGTTCTTCTGTTCACAATGGAAATGGCGAACATCCAGATTGGTGAACGCATGGTATCTGCGGCTGGAGGAATGCCGGTATCACGCCTGAAATCTGTCGCTCACTTTGAAGACGAAGACTGGGCACGTTTCTCACAAGGAGTGGGGCGGATGACCGGGCGCAATATCTGGATGGTGGACCAGGCGAACCTGACCATTGACGAGATATGCGCAACAACGAAACACCACCTGATTAAACATCCGGAAACGGCGCTGGTGGTGGTTGATTATCTCGGACTGATAAAAACCCGAACCACGGGGCGTCATGACCTTGCCGTTGGTGAAATCTCAAAGGGGCTTAAAGGCCTGGCAAAATCCGGTGGTTTTCCGTTGATTGCGCTGAGCCAGCTCTCCCGCGGTGTGGAGTTCAGACCCAATAAACGCCCCATGAACTCAGACCTGAAAAATTCCGGAGAAATAGAGGCGGATGCAGACATCATTCTGATGCTTTACAGGGATGAAGTGTACAACCCGGATACGCAGGCCAGGGGCATCGCAGAAATCAATATCACGAAACAACGTAACGGTTCTCTGGGGACGATTTATCGGCGTTTTTATAACGGACATTTTCTGCCTGTGGATCAGGAAAGCGCACAGATTCTTTCCACCCCAATGCAGCAGCCCCAGCCGCGCAGATACAGCAACAAACGAACTGACAGCAGTAAGATGGAGCGTTTCTTTTGAGCAACCAGACAATGACTTTTACCCCTGAGCAATTACGTAAACAGGCACAGGAAATGTTGCGACAGGCGGAACAACTGGAAAAATCAGGTGTAACAAAAGATGCCATTCGTCGGGATATGGTGCCAGCGCTCAGGGAACTGATGCAGGCAAAACATCGCGCACAAAAAGCAGTGGATGAGCTGGTGGATTGTGTGGCAGAGCTGGAAACCAAAGTTGGTAAGTTTGAAAAACTGGTGCAGGAGGTACTGCGCTGATGCGTGATATTCAGATGGTTTTAGAACGGTGGGGGGCATGGGTGGCAAATAACCACGAGGATGTTACTTGGTCGTCCATTGCTGCCGGATTTAAGGGGTTGATTCCGTCAAAGGTTAAATCACGTCCGCAATGTAGTGATGATGACGCAATGGTCATTTGCGGGTGCATGTCCAGGCTGAATAAGAACAACAAAGATTTACATGACTTACTGGTTGATTACTATGTGTTCGGAATGACGTTCATGGCACTAGCAAAGAAGCATGGGCGTTCCGATTGCTGGGTTGGACGTTTATTGCAAAAGGCTGAAGGGGTAGTTGATGGGATGTTGATGATGCTTGATATCAGACTGGAAATGGACAGATATGTTGGGCGCGGCTCATCCGGAAGGTCGGTTGCAGAAATACAGTAAAATTGAAATTGAGATGATTTTTTGTAGAATTGTTGCGGGTGCTTGAGGCTATCTGTCTCAGGCATGAACACCAAAAGGCAGATAGAGAAAAGCCCCAGTTAACATTATGCGTCCGGCAAGACGCTTAACATTAATCTGAGGCTCCCTATGCATGACAACATCAGGTTAGCCTCTTACGTGCCGAAAGGCAAGGAGAAGCAGGCTATGAAGCAGCAAAAGGCGATGTTAATCGCCCTGATCGTCATCTGTTTAACCGTCATTGCGATGGCGCTGGTAATGAGGAAAGACCTCTGCGAGGTACGAATCCGAACCGGCCAGACGGAGGTCGCTGTTTTCGTAGACTACGAATCTAGAGAGTAAGAGTGACTAGGCGGGGGAGTAATCTCCCGCCATCTCTGATGTGTCAGGCATCCTCAACGCACCCACACTTAATACCCTTTGCTGGTTATTGATTCAGCCAGCACGATAATTTTTAAGCACTTTCCAAAAAAAAGCATTGATTTTCGAAAAAGGATGATCCTATGCTGCCAGACCAGCGACCAGCGACCACCGAAAACCGAAAAACGAACAAAAACCGCAAAAATCATATATCCGATCAAGCGCACGAAAATCTAAAAAAA